GCTGACGATCTTCTGGCTACCCTCGACCCAGCGCTGCTCGAACGTGGTCGGGTCTTCCCCGCTTTCCGCAAGGCTGCGCTGAAGCTTGTCGAGCTGGTCCCTTGCCGTGATGTTGGCTTCCGTTACGGAGCGGTCGATCGCTGCTTTCTGGATACGCGAACTGAACTCGAGGATCTGGTCCCCGACATGACTGAGCGCCTCTGCCCCTGCCCGCAGTCCGCTCTGGTCGATCGTCGGGACATCGACAACGCCACGGGTCAGCTGGGCCTGGTTATCCCCAAGTCCCATTTCCTGTGCGCGAGGGATTCGTGCCATACTGGGGACCGGCTCAATTCTGGGAAAGGGATTGGAATGCGGATCGTCGTCTTAGTCGGGCTGGTCGCTCTGTCGTCGTGTGCAACTCCGAGAACGGAGGCGTTCGTGACCCCGGATGGACAAAAGGGGCATGTGGTCTCTTGCAACGGCTCGCTGTGGAGCGCGGGCTCGATCGCGACATGCCAGTCGCGAGCCCGTGAAGTCTGCAAAGGCGATTACGTGGAAACGAACCGGACCATTCTGCCGGGAGATAAACGCAGCATCGAAGTGATTTGCGCCGGGGCCTAGAACCCGAACGCCTTATCCCAGCCCATGTCGCTGGCGTTCTTGATGGCGTTGCTCGTGCCAACGATAGTATCGGCCCAGCCCGCCATCTTGATGGCCTTGGAACTCATCTTGCCCTGCTTGTAGGCTTGACTGCCCTGATAGCGGGTGACCTTGGCTGCGAAGCGATCCTGCCTCGCCCTGTCCTCGGCTTCCGCACCCGTCAGCAGCTGCGCCATACTGGCCTTCTTGATCGTCTCGTCCGTGATGGCCGTCACAGTCTGGTCGGTCGTATCCCCACCACCGGCAGCAGCCCTTGCCCGCTGCGCCGCCATGATCTCCTTGGCGCGATTGGCGATGATGTTCTGGTTATAGGTGCCAACCGCAACGCCCTGCTGCGCCCGTGTCTCAAGTTGGGCGGCTTCCGCATTCGCTCCCATCAGCGCCGAGACGCCCTGCTCCAGAGCCGCCTTGGCCTGCATCTGCGAAGCTTTGTGCTTCACGCCGACGCCGATCATGTCCGCAACGAAGCTCACGTTTCCATACCTCACTTTCCGTTGGCGTGAACCCAAGCCGCTCCAGCCATTCGGCAGAGCGGTCAATCTTCGGGTCAGCCGTTGCAAATATCTCGGGTATTCCCGCCCGATCCATCGCCGCGAACAGGCTCAACGCATAGCGATGGATGCCCGCCCGTGGATAATCTCCCCGCTTGGCGAAGCTCGCCCACCAGGTCTCGTCCTCGTCCACCAGCACGAAGCCAATGGCCACCAGATAGCCGTCCCGCCGGCAGGCAAAGCCCAGCAGACGTGAGGGATGGGGAAAGAACTCCACCCCCCACTCCACAAAGTGAGCCGGGGTCATGTCCTCCCAGACAATCACGCAGTCTGCTCGTTGGTCTCCACATGCGGAACCATGCCGAGAAGGGTTGCAGGTCCGGCACTCGGCATCGAAATGCACACCCTCGGATCTCTGGAGGAAGCCCCGTTGAACGGCGTGTTGGTGTCATCCGTGATCGGGATCAGCGGGTCGTCGTAATTCTCAGGCGCATCGCCCTTGATGGTTTCCATCGAGGTAAAGTCTCGCCCATACTTCAACGCGCCCGGAGGCGTCCGGTAGGGCAGGAGCCCAATCCTGCGGATGATCCGGTTCTGTGTCATGGCCGAGCCCATGGAAGCCCCACCCATCACCCGCGGCGACTTGTATTTGCCTTCATAGAGCAGACCGACAATCGCATAGGTCGCAGCATAAGTGAGCGTAATAGCCCCGCTCGCAACCGTGAACGGCCCCTGCTGGTAGCCGCCCGTCCATGCATAGACGGACTGGCCCTCAAGATGGCTTAACCCCGTAATGCTGGTCGTCGACACGCCGGAGTATTCAACCGCAGAGCGCAGCCGCCAGGCGTCCTCCATGTTCTCCCACGCTTCGGAGGACAGTTTCTCGACATGGCGAACTGTCGACCCGCCAATGGTCCGGCGGACCACAAAATAAACCGCATCCTCCACGTCGCCCGGAAGGCAGCAGACGCTCTCGTAATAGGCTCCTGTGTCGACCAGCCTGCACCACGCAACAACAGCCTCGGTCGGCTCGAACAGCAGGACAGCCATCCGGCCATCATCGCAGGGAAACCAGAGCCTCGGTTCCGGATTATACTGCACCGCGCATTCCAGGAACCCGTCTGTCGTGCCCTCATCCCCGGCAATGGTCCGGTGCAGACGGGTCAGTTCGTTGAGTTCGTAGCGCTCCCCGGATAGCTGCATCCGGAAGACCTTGCGCGTCGATCGATCGATGAACGCGACATCCTCATCCACAACCTGCGCCTGCGCATTGGCAGATCCCCGCCTTGAACGCGGTCTGGCCTTGGCTGTGGTCGGCGTCACGATATCATCGATCGCGTTGGAGCCGATCTCGGCCTCGCGCGCATCCATGGAAATGACCAGCCGGCCCACCCCCACCATGGAGCGAACCGAACCCCAGCCACCTGTCACCCTGCGGGAGATAGCCTTGTCGTCTTCAGCCCCGATCTCGAAGCCCTCGAAGTCGTCCGATTCCGAGCCCCAGAACCGGTCATCCCGTCCGGCCCATAGCCTGCCATCTGAAAGCGCAACTGCCGCCGGCCAGCCAGCTACATCAGACCATGCGCTGAAGCTCCAGTCCGTTGTCGCCGTGGTCTTCCCCACCGGGCTCAGGACGTCGACCGTGGCCGAGTTATCCGCCTCGACGCTGTAGATGCGGACAATCCCGTCCGTCACGCCATTGGCATGGGTGAGCGCCACAGTGGCAGTTCCAGAGGTCCAGGCTGTCGCCTTGACCCGGTAATAGATGATCTGGTTGTCCAGCCCATCGTCATAGGTCGTCGACACCGTGGTTGTGTGCGTCTGGTACGTCACCCAGTTGAGTTCGTTGCCGACGCTGCGCTGAACCTCCAGCGTGCCGGAGAATACTCCTGTGATATCCAGCGTGAACTTGCGGTTGTCGTCCAGCCCCGTGACCTTGATCGTCTCGGTTGCTTCATCCAAAGCATCGATCGAGGCTGTCTGATACTGACCCTGATGCTGGATCTTCATCAGCGCGCCGGCATGGGTTGACCGGAAGATCGGAGCGGATGACGTCAATGTGGCCTGCCCGGTCTGGCTCGAACAGGTCATCGTCATGGTCGTGACGTTCAGGGCGGCGAAAGGGCCATTCTCAGGCTGGTATTTGCGCAGGCTCCAGGATTTCGCCCCACGCCGCTCCAGAACCCGCGTCTGCACATTCTTGGTCGAAATCCACGCCACATCGAAGCTTTGCTCGAAGCGTAATGAGCGCAGGGTGTTTTCCTGCCATGGGGTCTCAATCGTGAGGTCGCCTGCAACAGCCGCAGCGAAGTCGATGAGCGTGGCCTTGCCTTCCGCTGCTCCGACATAGCCGATATCGGGCAGGCGGAACTCGATATAGTAGGGGCTGACCCCGGGCGTGAACGTGATGACGTGCTGGCCGGGATAGAGCGTGATGTCTGTGAAGATTTCCTGCCCGCCCGCCGTTGTCCCGGCCCGCATCTTCAGCGGCCTGCGGTCGACCTCGAAGGTGTACGTGACTTCCGATGTGGGCGCAGTCGTCGTAACTGAGCGCCGCGCAACTGCCTCGCTGCCCGCTGTCGTCGTGAACTCGACGTTGGCGCCAACCGTGATGCTGCCCATTACGGCTGGTTCCCGCCCTCGGAATTAATCCAGAAATAGTCGCCGTCGACATAGAACGGATCGGTGACATCGCTCGTGCCAGGATCGATCGGAGCCCCGCCGCCAGACGATGGCGCCGCGCTTTCATCCGACCACGCCGCCAGCGTGGCATCAGCGCCCGTGAGCGATACATAGTCCTTGGTCGTATTATCTAGAAAGCGAAGCTGATTGGCGCTCAGTTCAAGCACATAAGCGACAGTGTCCGAACGCACGAAGGGGCGCAGGATGCCAAGGCTATCACCCTCGGTCAGAACCTCGTCACCGGCCTCGTCGAGAATGACATCACCATCCTCTTCCGTGATGTTCGCCAGAGCCGTGATATCATCGATATATTCGGACCCGGGAACCTTGGACATCCCGCCCTGCGTGGACGGAAAGATGTTCTCCATCGTCTCGGAAACACGGGAGTAGATATCCAGGTCCGCACGCGCGAGGGTCTTTGCATCGACCTCGCCGCCGTTCATGGAAAGGATAGTAAGGTTCGCCTTAGCCATTGTACCGACGCGAGAAGCCGTAGCGCGCCTTCTCGTATTCGCCCGGCGGGATCAGGAACGCCCCGTTCTGCTGGGCGTCCCACAGCTTGGCTTCCGAAAGGGTGCGCTTCATGGTCTTGCGAAGCTCCTCTTTCTTGACATCGCTTGTGCCTGTGACGGGGCAAATCTTGTAGGCAATCTGCGCCGCCAGCGCCCCGGCGAACAGCTCAGGCCACATGCCGGGGCTGTCGATCTTGGTCCCGTCGACATAGTCGAGCCATGTCGTTTCCGAGTTCGTGAGAATGCGCCCGCCGAAATCGAGATAGTCGATCTGCCCTGCTGTCGGATTGGAGGACGATGCGACCTTGACGATGCGCTTGCACTGGGCGGGCTTGGTGAAGCCATAATCCCAGCCATCGGGCGTAGGCTCGACTGCCGCTAGCTGCGCCTTGGTCAGCGAGAAGTTCCAGGTGTGGCTCTCGAACAGCTTCCTGATCTCGCGCGGATAGGCGTCATTGATGCGGACAACCCACGTATTGTCATCGTCCGTGCTTGAGGCTGGGGGCTCGCCAAGCCATTCAAGCGCGTCGTTGTAGACGTCAATTTGGTTCGACATGCGTCCACCGCTTACGCCTACGAATTAGATCAATGGCGGAGTACGAAACTCCAAACTCCACCGCAGCTTTTCTATTTGACGCCTTGGACGCACGAATGGCCAGCACCTGAGATTGGGTCAGCTTTGCTCCACCGACCCGCTCGCCGCGAAGCAGGGTGCCATGAGAAACTTTATCGTGAGCGTTTTCCCGGTGCGTAGCCCAACGGAGATGTCTCGGGTTTATGCAAGCCCTCACGCCGCAACCATGAGCGGCCTCCACTCGTGGAAATACAGGCTCTCCATGAACGCGCCGGCATACCTCTCTGTGCGCCTTAACGCATTGGCCATTCAGGCTGATGCTGCCGTACCCAGATTTGTATTTTCCGTATGGCCAAATAACACATTCGTCTGTGCATGAGACGACAGCCATCTCAAGAAACGCCTCACCCGCTCCGCGAATGGCTCGGCCTGAAAGCGGGTCTCCATGTCGCTTCCAGCGCTGCCAGTGGATGCTACAATAGCCGCGCCCCACCGTTGGCTTGTCGCAGCCCTCAATAGAACATGGCCGCCTGCTCATCAGACCGTCTCAGCCTCGGGCTCAGCCTGCGCCTTGGGCTTGCGGCCGGGCTTGTTGCGCACCGGCGCCGCAGCTTCAGGCTCGAAGCCTGACAGCTCATAAACGCGGGCCACAGCTTCTTCCGACGAGCGGAACAGCGCGGCTTTCTCGACGCCGTTGTAGATCACGGTCCATTTGCGCTCGATGCCCTTGTAGGTCACCGACCAGCCCTTGGGCAGTTCACCGATCTCGAAGTTGACCGGGCCGACGAGAGCGGCGGTCACAACCCTGTCGACGCTTGGCAGGCAGGCGCGCACCATCAGGCGCACATACCAGGACCAGTCTTCCGAGCGGACATCGATCATGTCGCCGGGGCGCAGCAGCTTGTCGGTCGGGCCGCGCGACTGCATCTGCCCGAAATAGTCGGGGGAAAGCACGTCTTCGAGCGTGTGGCCGGCCGGAACCGTCGCCACATAGGTTCCAAACTGCTTGCCGTCGTGCTCGACTTCGAGAGCGTTCTTCGTTGGGCAGCGCATCGGTTCGGCCATGAAATCTCCAGGAAATGGAGGGAGGGAGCCGAAGCCCCCTCCCAGTTTGCGTACTCTCGGGGGAGAGAGTTCTAGTCACTATTCGTAACGGTGATAGCCGTCTCGTTGGCGAGGTCGGCGGCGCCGGCCGTCGAGATGCCCATGACGATGTGCCAGCCAGCATCGGTGAGGATGTTGGCCGTGCCGGCAGCCGTCTGTTTCTCCGCTGTCGTGGTCGGGGCGGCAGTGGTCCAGATGCGATGAAGCACCATGTCCCCTTTTTCCATCCCGCGCTCCTTGGCGTCGGAAATGTAGCCAGCGATGTCGAAGTCAGTCGTGACCTCAACCGAGTCGTAGACCCACAGCTTGCAGCCGATAGGTCCGGCTGCCTGCGCCAGCAGAGAGAGGTTGGCAGAATTGTAAGACATGTTCGTATTCTCCTGATGGCTGGATTACGCGATGGACGCGGTGTCGTCGTGGACGGCGCGATAGACGCCACGGGTCAGGACGAGCGCGGCGCAGTGGATCGCTTTGACCCAGGTGCCGTAACGGTCTTCCTCGTCCTCGTAGTACATGTGCGTCTGCGGCTCGCCGTCGATCTGGTGGCCGACCGCATCCATCGAGTAGATGTAGCACTTGGCCGTCGACGTGCCCTTGCCGGTGAGGCCGGTGTGGCGCAGCCACTTGACCCCGAGCCATTCGCGGTACTGGCCAACGGGCGGAGCGCCTTCGACGAGGGGCTGGAACGAGTTGAAGTCGTTCGACACGAAGTCGTTGATCGTCTCCATCTGCGCCCATGCGTTCGGCGTGACGAGGCCCCAGATGTTACCGTTCCAATCCACATCCAGGTTCTGGAGCGAGGTGATCCAGGTCAGGAAGGTCGACTTGACGCCGAAGTCGATCGCAGAGCCCGAGTTGATCGCGTTCGATGAGCCGTCGAGGGCGTCGATGATCGACTGGTCGATGGCCTTGTTGATCGAAGCGCGACCCTTGCGGGCATGTGCGGCGCGGGTGTTCGGGTTGGCGCGGAACAGGTCGAACGAGTCGATCTGGAACTTCTTGAAGTGTTCCTCCATCGTGCCCGAGACCTGAGAGAGGCCGAGCTGGGAGACGGGGATCAGGCCGTCACGGGTACGGACGTTGGCCGCATCGGACGGGTCGACGACATCCCATTTCACGGTCGAGCCGTGCTGGGCGCCATCGTTGCGAACCGTCTGCTTGAGCAGGGAGGGTTCGCGGTCGTAGTCGAACTTGAACTCGTCGTTGTACTGCGTGCGGAATTGCGCAGTGATCTGGTTAACAGCCATGGCTGTTCATCCTTTTGATTGTGAATGATCAGGAATGGCGATGCCGTCCGAAGGCGGGTTGACCCGTTGCCGAGCGCCGCGTTCCGGTCTTCGTTTATTCACAGCGCCGCAAAGCGGGTTGACTGCGTGCTGGTCCTGAAACCCTGATCGCCTCGGGGGTCAGGCCGGCGAGTTAGTTCGCGCCTTGGCGCTCTTCATGCCGCGCTTTGGCGGCATAAATCTCTGCCAGACGCTTCTGCGTTTCCGGCGAATTGTACTTGCCCCGATTGGTGGCGCGCAGGGACATGATGCTTTCCAGCTCCTTGTCCAGCGACTTGCCGGGGTCTGCGCCATTGCGGCCAGCTTCGAGGAACACCGGGTCTTCCATGGTGTCCCGGCCGATGCGCGCCATGGCCTGGATGAACTGGAGATTGTCGCCCAGCCGCGTTCCATCCGCGAATTGCAGGTCCTTGATCGCCGCGAAGTCTTCCTTGAAGTAATGGCTGATCGCCTGATCAGCAAAGGCGATGTTGCGCTTGAGGTCCTGCCCCGGCCATATCTTCTTGAGATACGCCTCGGTCTCTTCCTTCTGGATCGTCGCCTGCGCCATCATCTGGCTCTCGGCTTCCATGCGCTCCTGATAGTAAATCTCGTGGGCGAGGTTCACCACTTCAGGGTCTGCCGAGAGCCCACCGGCCTTCCATAGCCTTGACGTGATGGCCTTGAGCCTATCCTGCTCGCCCTCGCTGAGTTCCAGACCCTCAGGCGGCTTGACCTTGATCTCGTACTTGTCCGGGCTTTCCGGAATGCCGCGCTGCTTGGCCCATGCCGCGCGATCCTCATCGGTCGCATCAGCGCCGGGGATCACGACACGCTTGCCATCGTTGAGCTTGGCGTCAGCCTCGAAATAGCTCTTTCCGAACTGGCCTAGGTCGGTGAAGCGCTCGAGCCGCTTGGCCAGCTTCTTGTCCTCGCCGGCAATGGCGCCGCGCCAGTCGAAGTCAGTAGAGGCGGTTGACGCAGTGCTGGCGGCTTCCGTCTTCCCGCCCTTGGCAGGCTTTTCGGTGGTTGTCGTGGCGGCCTCAGTCGTGATTTCGGTCGTCGTTTCAGTGGCGGCGGTTTCTTCAGCCATGCGTCTGTTTCTCCATTACCTTGTGGGGCTCAGGCCAGTCTTCCGCGCGTATCGATCCAGCCGCGGGTGTGGACGAACCCGCCGCCAGAAGATGAAACGTCGGTGTTGACCCGGATCTGCCCGGATGTGTCGGTGCGAATGGCGCCGTGGTAGAATGCAATTCTGGCGTTGGCCGTCACAGCCATGTTGAAATTGCTGGCGGCAGCGGTCGTGTCGGCCTGGTCAGGCGAGGTCACGAGGCCGAACAGCGTACTGTTCAGCGAAACATAGACCGATGTCAGCGCCTGAAGTTTCAGGCCGAGCGGAACCCCCAGTGCAATAAGCGTCGATGTCGATGTCCACGAAGCAGAGGCCGCGTCCTGCGAAGGAACGCTGCGCAGGAACTCATCGCCAACCTGGGTAAACAGGACGATGGCGGCGCTCGCCCGGATAATCGAGCCGATACGCCGGAAATAGGTGTAGCCTGACGGCATGGTCGGCGCAGTCGCGCTGACATCGAAACCATAGTCAACGCTACCGTCACTGTCCTTTTTGATCGCGAAGCAATGATAGGTGGTGTTCGCGATGGCTGCGGCAGACATCCTACCGCCAGCATTAGTCCCGGCCGCCCATGTGGCATCAAGCTGCTTGGTCAGCGCTGACCCCGCCATGAAGGCAACGCCTGTGCTGTCCATGCAGGAGCCGGCAGCGAAGTCGATGTCGTTGGTGGCGTCCGTCCCGTTGGACAGCGTCATGCCGAAGAGGTGACCCTTCAGCGCCGTGGCTCCTAGCTGGGCTAGACCGCCCGTTCCTGCCTGACTGTCCTTGATGAAGCCGCCAGACGTGCCATCCGCAGCGACAATGCGGGTCAGCGTCTGAGCAGCCGTCTCGCCTACAATCGGCCTAACCAGCGGCATCGGAGTGTTCCTCTAAAGCGCGGCGCACGCCCATCGGCACAAGCCGGACGTCAGCCATTCCCAGCAATGTGGTCGCAACCCACCGCTTGCCCGCGTTGAAAGCCCAGAAGTCCGCATCCGCCATCGTCTCGCCCGCCGAATAGCCCGTGAGCTTCAGGAGGTACGTGACGAAGATCGCTTCCTGCTTCCTGTCCCCACGGCAGTTGAGGACCGCGGAAATCGCAGCCAGTTCATCTGCCGTGGGTGGAGGAGGTTGATCAGGGCGAAGCGCAAGATGCTCGGGCTCGGGAAGCCGCGAGCGGGTGTCTTCAGCCATTAAGCGATGCGGGTCAGTTCAAACGTCGCGCCGGCATAGACTGAAGTCGTGTCGGCATGGCTGGCGTTCTGGGCGGCCTGGATCTGGATCGTGCCGCCCGTTCCGACCACCATCGAGCCCTCAAGGATCGTGTAGATGGCCGCCGTGGTGGAGGCGATCTGCGCCGTCTGGTCGGTCGTCGTCGTCGTGTGCTGGACAGCAACACCAGATGCCGTAAATGCCTGCCCCGTAGCCTCGATCGAGGTCAGGACAGTCGTGGTCAGCTTGAACGCCGCCTTGATGCCGCTGTTGGCCGTGGCTGTTCCCGGCAGGCAGACGCGATACTTGTAGGTTGCCGGAATGACCGTCAGCACCAGACCGGTGATGTTGGTGAGGGTCGTTCCCGTGGTGCCCGAAGTCGCATCAAACTGAGCCGAGGCCCAGGCAATCAGCGTGCCGCCAACGCCATTGCTGGTGAGGATGTTCGCAGCAGCGCCGGGATCAGCCAGCGTAATGGTGCGGGCTGCCGCCATGGCGCCGATGACAAGGCCAACGGTCGTGTCGCCGGTCTGGTCAGTGACCGAGATTTGCAGTTTGCCCTTGCTCGCCGTGGTCGGGAAGATGTCGACCGTACCAGCGACACCCGATGAACCAGCATCCAGGTTGACAACCCCAACGTTGCGGAAGGCCGAGATATCCTTGTTGGCGTCAACCACGACAGTCTTGGAAGCAGAGACCGTTCCGCCAGTTACCCCGGCGTTGACGTTCAGTTCAGCCCCTGTCGCCGTGATCGCGGTGCCGTTGAAATCAATCGCGTCGACATAGGCGGTTCCGTCAATATAGAGGTCCTTGAACTGCTGGGCGCTCTTGCCGAGATCGACGTCATCATCCGTTTCTGGGAAGATCGCGCCATCAGCGTAGTTCCACTGCGTTGTGGAATTGATCTTGAAGATGCCGGTTGTCGGCGGGTTGAAGCCAAGGGTTGGCAAACCAACCAGCACCTCTGCAGTCGTCATCGACTTCGAGCCGGAAGTCGTGGCCGAAACATCGACGACAGGAAACAGGTCGTTGGTAGCGAGAGCAGCGCCCGTCAGGGCGGTCATAGCCGAAATCTTGCCCATCAGGCATTCTCCTCAAGAAGTTTACTCGTTCCATCCTCAGCGAGGATATCGTCGCCAGCCTCTTCGATGATGTAGGACCCGGCCGAAACGCCATCGCCTCCACCCTCGAAGATCGTGTCATTGGCATTGAGCTTGCCCTTCACCGCCCATCCAACGGGGCCGGTATCAAGGGTCGAAATGCTGAGACGGAACTTGCTTGCCCCGCCATTGGGAATGTCGACGATCCAGACATCAGACGTGGTCATCTGGTCGGTCGTGACCCATGTGCCCGTGTCGTTGAAATCGATCTGCAGGTCTACCGTCGAAGCACCTGTCGTGTGCTTCAGGTAGAGCATGAAGCTCTCGTAGGCTGTGAACACGATCGAAGGCGTATTCGCTGCTGTGAGCGAGCCTGTTAGCCTAGTCGCCATCAGGCGCCCTCCATAGCTTGTTCCAGTTTGTTGATGTTCTCGGGCTTGGCCTTGAGGCCCATGTCGAGCATCTGCGCCGCAGCCTGCTTCTGCTGCTCTTCCATCTGCGCCTGCGCCCGGCTGTCGCGGATCTGCTTGACCAGCTTGGGATCGCGCACCCAGTCCACCGGCAGGTTCTTCATCGAACCGCTCGTGACCTCGTCCCAGTCGATATTGTCGAGGCTGTCCGGTGCGATCTGGAACTGCGCCGTCATGCGCGTGACCAGCGCCTCGGCCTGCTGCGTCCTCAGTTCGCGATAGGCATCGGAAAGCGGCGTCTCGAACTCGAAGTCGACCCGCGCGCCCTGAAGGCTTTCGGGCATATCCTGTGGGACGCCCTGGTCATCCAGTTCGCCAAACGCCCCCCTTGCCATGGCGCGTTCAAACACCGCGTCCATGAGCTGGGCGTTCTCGGCTTCCATCGGCTCGAACACCGGAGAAGCGGAGCGGACATATTCCTCGATCCACTTGCCGGCCTCGTAGGCCGTCATCTGCTTCTCAGGCAGCTTGAACAGGTCCTGCCAGAAAGCCCGGCCCTGCGTCATGGCGAGGCGATCGGTCAGTTCAATGCCGAAGCGGGGGTCTCCAGTCTCCAGGTTCTTGATCGGATCGAGGCGCTTATCGAGGTATTCCGAGTCAATGTACGTGATCGCCCCGGCGCGCAGGTTGATCTCGCCTACGACTGCGTCATGAGCGGCATACTTGGGCGGGTCGACCTTCCATTCCACGCTCTTGAGCAGGGCCTGCTGGGCGACGTTGAGGGTTCTGGCATCAGCAAGGGCCACACCAGCACAGGGCGATCTGCCATAAGGCTCGCCCGAGACTGTCATCCACCTCCGGACGAGATACGGGAACCAGTCGAAATAGCCCTCGCCTAGCCCCGCTTCCTTCTCGTCGACCTCACAGGCCGTGTAGATCGACAGGAATTTGGCAGAGTTGCGGGGCTTCTCGCCCTTCTCGTATTCGTAGGCCTCAAGCGGCGCGACGCAGCGTTGGACCTTGACCTTCTGTTCCGGGCTCTTCTCGAGCTGGTCGCGCCAGACCTTGGGCAGGTTGTCCCGGCCGAACAGCTGGGCAGCCTGTTTGAGCGTCATGTGGATGCGCTCGTGGATCTCGTCGACCACGCCCTCATGGTTCTCCGACCAGGCGCAGTCCTTGAGATGGGCGCAGGTGAACAGGAGGCCCGAACGCTCGGAATTGTAGGTATGCCGCACAATGGCGTTGCCGAACGTGACGTAATCGTTGTCGCTCTCCGCCATGGCCCGCGTGAAATTGGCCGGCGGGGAATAGACGATGTTGCGCTGGGTCTTGGTCGCCCGCTCCAGCCATTGCTTATTGGCTTTGTCGTCCATCAGCTGGTCAGGACGGGCAACGCACTTGAACCATTCCTTGCCGCGGGGGCGAAGCATGGCGCCGAGATTGTTAGCCATGTCCCGGCGCATCCGCTGGGGCACGGATGTGAATATCCCATCGTAGCGCTCGTCGCCTACGCCACGATTGCC